TGATTCTACTATTGGTGCGCAAAGCAGTACAGGATCAATGAACCTTGTCAATGTAGACAGTGTTGAGATGCCTAATTTTAATTTAACCCAAGTCTTGGATGTCAGAAGCGGTTCAGACGGTCGAGTGTTTGATGTAGCTGATGCCTTAACAGATGAAAAAGGCGTATCTAAAGAGATAACATTCTCTGGTATCTTTGATGAAACTGTCGGTTCTTTATTGCTTCAGAATTGTACAGGAGTCGCTCAAGCAACTGATGTAGTGACCGTTCCTGCTACTTATACACCACCAGAGCTTGAGACTGGAGCAGCTTCTGCAATTAATAAAACAATTACTATAGCAGTTATCGCACCAGCTACTTCTGCTGGAAATAGATCTATTATATTTCCTGGCTGTACAATAACAAGCTTAACAATCTCTGGTGACATGTCGAATGAATCGGGTCGTTTGAAATTTTCAGCTACAGCTAAAACAGGATATATTAGTAGTTTTACACAAGCTGCGCCATCATCTCCAACTGCTTATTCAACAACTTTTTATTCACTAGCTACTTTAGCAGGCACAGAACAAAAAACAATTGCTGGTGCTACAAATTGTGTTATTCAAAGCTTCTCATTAAATTTAGAAAATCCATCTGAATATATTGGACAGCATGATGCTAACGGAAATCCAGAGGCTATTGTTCGCGCAATTCCTGAGTTATCAGCCACTTTAGATGCTACAGTAAAATATGACAATCAAACAGCAGAATTTCCAACCACTATGAAAGCTGGTGGAGATGTTATTTGCAATCTAGCTAACGATTCAACTATTGCTGATGCTACAGGCTTTGGATTTATAGGAAGTTTTGGTAAAATTACAAGCGTAGCTTATAATGAAGCGAATGCGATGATGTATGATGTATCCGTTAAGTTTGGTGCATCTGGTGCAAATCCGATGATTGCTATTACAACTTAATAAAGAATTATGATAAAAACCCCACATGGTGAATTTGAAATTCGCCCTATCACCTTTGGTGAACGTAGAGAATTACATCGATTGGAAATGAAAGTGTTTTGGGATGACGAAATAGAACGAGATGCTTACTTTGATCTTTTAAATTGGTGCATGACTAAAGCCTTCCAAAATCCAGAAGAAACCCTAAAAGACCTAGATGATGCACAAATAGATGAAGTGCTAAATGAAGTCTATTTAGAATATAAAGGTTTATCTAAAAAAAAGAACTTAAAGTCAGGATAGCAACCTGGTGTAACTTCTTCGGATGGGGAAATAGTCTTTTCCCTGTAAAATTTAAAGCTTATGAAGCTCAGAGTCCAACTTTGTCTGAGGTAATAACATTTACTAAAGACGAAATCTGGAATGAGTGTAGGCGCATCGTAGCAGAAGATAATCATAATAAATTCTCTTTAGGCCAAAACTTATACTATAACCTCAATTTCTTTTGTAACCCTAAGTTCTTTATGGATAGAGAGATAGAAGGATATATAGAAGATTATTTTGTATCTACGAGGTTTAATTTGCCCCTTTCACAAACTCTACATGAAGCCGATGCTAAGACTATTGACATCTTTCGTGTTATTAGTGAGGAGATTAGTGCTTGTGAGAAACGATCAGGGGAAATAAATAATGGCAAATAAATTTGTAATTGAAGTCAGAGCTAAGGGGTTTTCTAACCTAGATGATCAGCTAAATAAATCAAACGATGCGATGGGTAGGTTTGGCGCAGGGAGTCAAAGGGCAGGAAGACACGCAAGTGGATTTAAGAGAAGCATAGCTTTAGTTCGTAATAGCGTTTTATTATACACGTTTGCTATTGGAGCAGCTGCCAAAGCGACTACTATCTTTGTTAGTAACGCTTCAAAATTTGAACAAGTAAAAACACGTTTAGTCGGTTTAACTGGATCAGTAGTAAAAGCAAATAAAGCTTTTGACACCTTTAATTCAGTAGCTGCTACTACGCCTTTTAGTTTAGATGATGTAGTAAATGCTGGAGCGCAATTAAAAGCATTTGGAGCAGATGCTGAAGCATTAATTAAACCAGTTACAGACCTTGCAGCGTTTATGGGTACAACGGCTACGGAAGCAGCTAACTCTTTTGGCCGAGCTTTTGCTGGTGGCGCTGGAGCTGCGGATATTTTGCGTGAGCGTGGTATATTAAATATAATAAAATCTTCTCAAGGTTTAACCGACTTAGCTAATACTTCTTTACCTCAATTTAGAGAAGCTTTAATAAAGTCACTTCAAGATCCAGTAGTGGGGATTGCTGGTAGTACCGATAGGATGTCGAGAACTTTTTCAGGTGCGATGTCTAATATGCAAGACAGTCTAACAAGACTAACTGCTGAAATAGGCGATACAATGCTACCAAGCTTAAAAGAAGCAGCTAAAGGTGTCGGTTCATTAGCAAACAAGATTGGTGATGCCATTCGAAGCTTTACAGAGAGCGAAGCAGAGGCTATGCTTAGGAATTTAAAAGCTATAGGCGTAGAGTCAAAATCATTATCAGCTTTAGAAATACTTGTATTTAAGGAAAGGACTGCTGAAAGTATAGAAGACATGAATTCAAGTATTGCTGGAATACTTGAAAAAAACTCAGGATTAAAAGATACCTTTCTACTTCTTGGTGGTACTTTTGATCAAAAGGTTTTTAAAAGCTATAGGAATCTTGATGGTGCAATAAGAAATGTTAATATAAGCTCAGAAGACGCAGTAGAGCTTTTAGTTGTTTTAGCTAACCAAATGAATGAGTCTAAGATTAAGGCTACTGCTATGGGTGATGCTGTGGGAAAAAATAGTAAGGCAACGTCAGAATCTACTGAAAAAGTAAAAGAACAATTTTTAGCTTTAGCTTCATTATCAGCTATACTTACACATCAAGAGAATACATATAAACAACTGGCTGATGTCATTGCCGAGTTAAGTATCAACCAAGATGAAGTCACTGTTAAGATTGTTACATTTAAATCAGCTATGGCTGATATTGGTAAAGGTGGTAGATTAGCAGTAAAAGCCTTTGATCAGCTAGGAGATGCTTTTGCGCAAGCAGCTTTAACAGCAACTACCTTCGAAGAAGCTGGTCAAAAAGCTCTTAATAGCATAGCTGCGACCATATTAAGTAAAGCTGCTACATTCGCTTTGTTAAAAACATTTTTTGCTCCAGCAACCGCAGGGTTGACTTTTGGTAAATTTTTAATGGGATCAATGGGCATTAAACACGAAGGCGGTCCTGTTCAAAAGTTTGCAACTGGTGGCATGATACAGGGAAAAGATAATGTACCTATCTTAGCTGAAGCTGGAGAATTTGTTATGCGCAAAGAAGCGGTTCAAAACATTGGATTAGATCAATTACATCAAATGAATCAATCGGGGCAAAGTAATAATATGACTATTAATATTTCTGCACCTCTGGTAGATGAGACTGTTATAGACCACATTATCCCAGCTATTGAAAAAGCCTCAAGGTTTAATTTAGCATGAGTCTAAGCTTTAACGGTTCTCAAAACGCACATGGAGTTGAAGAGAATTGGCTTTTTAATATTACGCACTCTGGTGGCAATTTATACTTAGCACTCGCTGATATAACTTATAGTTCTAATTTTTACTATGGTGCTATAACTAATAACCCAAGTATTCGCGAAAGCATAGATGTTATAAAGTCAAAAACAAGCACCTCAAATATTACTTTAAGAATTGCTGATTTTGAATATAATGGAAGCCCTATTTCTGAAGAGTTTTTTGGTGGCTCTAATCATTATATAAACAGAAGTGTATCTACGTCTATTAAGATTGGGGCTGATAACCCAGTAGTGGTTGGCACTTTTCGTATTTTAGACATAAGCCATGATGGAGATGCCATTAAAATACAGATGGCAGCTAAAAGACCTTGGGACGGTATAGAATTGCCAGTAGACAAAAGTACAACTGGTGTGTATGTGCCTGTGGTCTATGGTAATTATACAGGGCATGCATCTAATGTTTTTATGACAGGAAAAGCTCTGTACCCATCCCCAAGAACCAGTCACTCTGGTCAAAATATTTATTTCTTAGCAGCTAAGAGCGAAGGGAGTGGAGTTGTCGCAAATTATTATGATTCCAGAGGTGATATGTTTGTGTATCTTGAGCCTAATAATGCCGCTACACAAACTAGAGATGGTAAACCTTCTTTTGAAATCAAAGGTAAAGTAAAACGAACTTATCGATTTAGACCTCAAGCCACTGCAACTGGCACAGGCTTTACTAACCCAGGTAATGCTATTAACACTAACGCTAGCGATGGTGCGACACAATCTTTTACCGCAGCTAGTAATGCTCAGTCAGCGGATTTAAAGCTTGAGCTACCTACTATCTCAGGAAAACTTACAAGCGCTTATCTTTACTATTCAGCAGTTATAGTAGTTTCTAATGAGACAGGAGACTCAGAAGCCATTATATATGATCGCTCTTTTGGAGCAGATACTGCACTGATTGCAAGGCAAACAGATGGCACTACTACTGAAGCTTCTGGTGAGAGGAATATACTATCTGATTGTGCGAATCAGCTTCCAAATCAGTATATATTAAGATTTCAATTATCAAGTACAGATGATGGGACTCAAGCCACTTGCACAATTAAAGATGTTTATTTAACATTTACTGCTGAAGAGGATTATGTAAACGAACCAAGTGCCGCTGCTTTACAAGAGATCAGTCTAGATACAATATACTCTGGTAACGATGGCTTAACTAATTCTTGGGATTCTTCAGCAATCACTTACATCCATGACATACATCGAGATATGCTCATAAGATATGGTGGGGTTACGACCGCCACTCCTAGTAATTATGCAACCCTTAACACAGCTCGTTCTCAGTCAAATAAAGAATGGTATGCTAGGCTTTGGCAATTAAAACCAAAAACACTCAAACGGACGTTAGAGAAGATTCAATTTGAAGGCGGGTTTACCTTTAGATTTAAAGCAGATGACAGTCCTCAATATATCTATGTTAAAGACTCTTATAGTAGTGCTGATTACACTTTAGCAAAAGATGATTTAGCCAATATTTCAGTTAGTAACACTTCTATTGGTAATTTAGTAAGTAAGTTTGAAGTAAACTATGAAAAGCATCCTGGAAATGCATCTTATGTAAATTCTCAGACTTGTACAAATGGGACTACTAGGACTAATTATAATATCGCAGCTAAAGAAAATATTGAACAAGTTAATTTAGATTATATTGTGCAGAATGGCGCTGGTACAGTAGGCGCTACCGATCTTACTGGAGGAAGCCCTAATGATGGCTTTGCTAATTATTATGGACATCTAGTTTCTAATGTAAAGTTGATAGTAGAAGCCGAAGTAGTTAACCCTGCTCATATAGGTATTGAAGTAGGTGATATAGTCACATTTAATAATAGTGATATGTATCCAGAGAAAGCTTTTGGATCTGCCTGGACCAATAAAGCTTTTATGGTTATTTATTTATCACGCACTCCAGGTAAACTAAAAATTAAGGTAAGAGAAGTAGGCGTTATTTCTTAAAGAGGTATAATTATGGCAAAGTATTTTATTTATCCAACTGAAGGTCGTGAGACATCTGCATCTGTAGATAGTGGCTCTATCCCTGACGGTGGTGGGTCTTACACTTCTAACTCAGGTAAAGTAACTAACGATGAGCGATTAGTTGATGGGAACTTAGGTGCAGCAGCAAATTTTACTGCGCAACATGCTACTATCAGAGTAGACAAGGGAAGTGGATCAGTCGGTAAAATAGACAGTATTGCTTATTACTCTACCGCGGCCGATGCTGGTGGATTTAGAATATATACAAATAGCGCATCTGATAATTCTACTACTACAGAAAGAGCGACTTTTAATGCTACTACCGCTGGATGGAATGTGGATGTCGATATGACATTAGGGAATGCTTTACGATTTTGGTATATGTCAGCGCACGAAGAAGCGGTAGCAACTGTTACCCAAATGATTTTAGGTACAAAACTAAATTTAACTAACGTAGAATTGTCTGGAGCAGAAGGTAAGGTGCTTGGGAATAAAATACTTACTAGTCAAGGTGGTGTAGAATATTCAAACAAAAGACATGACGGTAAGAAGTTTTGGAATTTTAATCTAAAGTTTGTTAGTTCTAGTTATAAAACAAGTCTAGAAACAATGAGGAATGCTTTATATGGCTCGCATGATAAATTTTTATATTATGATGGGTCTGCCTATTACTATGTGCGAATGTCTAGCAATTCGCTACAATTTAAAGAAATAGCTTTTGGTGTTTATGATGCTAAGATAGAATTAACAGAGCAATTAAGCTGATCTTTTTAAACCCTTAATAATAGAAGCTGATGACTTTCTCTTGTCATCCATAATCCAATCAGCGTAAGCATCTTCCGTATCTTTTACATTAGCATGACCTAAATGTTCTTTAACTGCATAGATATTTCCAGACTCTCTTAGCAGAATTGTCGCAGAAGTATCTCTAAGGTCGTGTGGTGTAAATTTAAATCCAACAGTATTACTTGCTATTATAATCCTATCGTAAATATTCTTTGCACTTATAGGAATAGGGTAAATGTGTGCCTCATCATGGATAGGTTTAAAGTGGTTATTAATAGACTTAACTAATCGCTGGTGATGGTCTTTTAAGAAAGGAATCTCTAAGGGTGTATCTAGTTTTTTCTTATGCCCTTTGTTTTTAATATAAGCGACTTCACCTTCCACATCAATTTGACTCCAAGTAAAATCTGGCCTACACAATTCACTAATCCGACATCCAGTTAATATATAAAGTTCAATGATAGATTTTGTTATGGGACATATCTCAGAATGCTCAAATATCATATCTAACTGATAAGGCTTTAAAGCGTTCTTTTTACTCTTGGTTACCTTTGGTAGCTTTATTTGCTTTGCGTTGATTGTACCCCTAATGTTGCCCTCAGAAATCTGTTCTCTTGCCCAGTTTCCGATATGGTTTAAACATCGCAAGTCTGACAACCCAGAATTCTTTTTATTTGGATTTCCGTAACGCTTAAAATAGAAAGGGTAATTCAATTTAGAGAATGGAAAGTCCATCCCTAAGCTATTTTCCAGTTTACGCATTAAGCCTTCATATCGCTTAACTGTTTTTACAGCATACTGTTTGTAAGGGATAGCATTTATTCTAAAGGCTTTAAATATAGAACCAATAGTTAACTCTGGAATAATGATATTAACGGAACTGATCTTACCATTAAGCCTAAGACTTATGCGGTCACGTTCTTCAATTAACCCTGCATCCTTATATATAGTATAAGCTTGGTCTTTTCCTCTAATAGTAATAGAGCGATAAGGATTTTTATATAAACTCCTATATCCCTCTGGGATGTACTTTATTAAGTACCGATTATCATTTAATTGTGTAATTTTTGCCATTTCCACTAATCCTCATTAGTTTGTTACTTAAAAGTTATAACACATATTACATCTATGCAACTATTATCTTAATTGTAAATATTCTTTGCACTTAAATTATATTTGTATTAATATTTGTTACCAAATAAGGAAACATTTTAATGGGTAGACCAAAGATTGATACACCGATAAAGCCACAGCTAAAAATTAAAGAAGTTTTAGCTAGGCCTAATGTTCAAAGAAATTTATTCTGGTTAGCAAAGCAATCTAAGATTAACCATACTTTGTTACATCAGATTGTTAACGGTAAACGTAGGCTACAAGAGTACCAGGCTAATCAAATTTTACATACATTACACACTTTTAATGTAGACGTTACTTACGATGAGGTGTTTATTTGAGAATTCCTTACTTAAGTAAACTTTAACATGAGCCACATACCATGAGTAAAGTCAAAATACTTTCCGCAGATAAGTTAAATAAAAAAGACTTCTTTTCCTACATAGGGTCGCTAGGTGCTTCTTTTTACGTCTCTCCGCCAAGCGACCCTTCTATCGATGTGGCTTTTGAAATTATAAGCCAATCCGAAATACATCGACATCACCTTATAACTGAAGTGTGTCGAAAGCTAGATACATTAAATATACAATATGAGGTAACTAAATGAATCATCTCTGGTGGTATATCAAAAATTATTTCATTGAGGCATTGATTGTCTTGATGTTACTCGCAGTTTTAATTAATAATAGGAGTCTACTATGACTGTAAAGAAAAAAGCAGAGAGTGTCCCTAACTCTGTAAAAATGGGAAAAATGATGGTAAGTGGATTAATTGTAAAGTGGTCACACTTACTTAAGCCAGACCTTGAATACAATTCTGGTCACAGTGTTACTGTTGAAATAAACAAAGAGTTAGCTAATATCTTTAAAGAGTTAATTGCTCAGACTGGCGTTAAGACAATTAATGGCTTAAAAGAGTTTGAAGGTACAAAACTTGCTAGCTTTAAAAACAAGATCCATAGTAATGAAGGTGTTGAACGCTTTCCAAAAATCTTTGACAAAGAAGGTCAAGTGACTGGCGATTGTCCTTTTGGTGGCGATGAGGTAAATGTAGTGATCAAGCCTAAAGTTTGGGAGATGAATGGCAAACAGTCTATTAGTTGCTACCTAGAGCAAGTTCAATGGGTAGAGAAAAATAGCGGAGATTCTGTCACTTTTGAAAAGCCAAGTAATAAAACGGATGAGGTGAGTTTTGAAAATAGTAACAACGACACTAACTCTAGCGGAGAAGATTTACCGTTCTAAATTAGAAGGTGTTGACCCTTTTATCATACAAAGAATGCAACAAGAATGGGATGAAATAATGGCGAATAGAAGTAAAGCAAAAGGCACAGGCTACGAGAACGAGCTGGTAAGAAAGCTTGAAGACTCTGGGTTTAAGAATGTCAAAAGAGCTTGGGGTAGCGATGGGCGTAGCATGGGGGAAACTCCAGATGTAGATATATTAGCCAGTGGCATAAAGATACAAGCCAAGCGCAGAAAATCTATTCCTAAATGGCTAAACCTAGGTAATTGTGATGTAGTGATGTACCGAGAAGATAGGGGTATCACTTTTGTTTCGATGACTTTTGATGATTGGATACGGTGTTTGAAAAGTGTCCTCTTGTAGGGGATAAACAATGTGCTTATGCAGTATATGATAAACAGGAAAAACTCAGATGTGGATTTGCAAAACATCCAAATTTTGTTTCGGAGCTAAGAGTATGTCCTCTGAAACTAATAAAGGCGAGACGAAAAAGACGATAGCACTTGGTTGGCGCTTAGTGGTTGGTCTTCTCGCCTATATTTATTCCGCGTTGTGTGATGGTGTACTTTCTATAATGAACCTCCACTCATCCTCAAGACTGTCGCGCAGCGCAGAAATTTGTGAACATAAACCTCAAGACATTGTGCAAGGTGAGACTTATTATGGTCCAGAAGAGAACCAATATACGACTTACTGGTATTGCGAAGAGTGTGGCGAGGAAATGCCAAACGAAGAATAGGAGATAGTATGTATAAGTGTAGATTTTGCGATAATATAGGTATTAGGACAATACATAGCCTTGCTATATGCCATGATCATAGTAAAAGCCCAGTCCTAGAAGGCCTTATTGCTGATCACTACGAAAAAGAAAATAAGCGTATGGATAAAAACTATGATTTAATAAAGAGGCAACGTGATGAAACTTTATCAAGGCCTTGGAAAAGCTTAATCAATTATTATAAATACAAGTTTAAGGTTTGGATAAAAAGATGAGGTGGTACTTTATATACTTATATCGATACTTTGAAAGCGGAAGAAGCTCTAGAGAGATGGAAAATGTAGATTGGTTCTTAAGAGTTTGCGGACATAAACGGTTATTAAAACTATGGAGATGGATACATGGAAGATAAATATGTTAGTTAAAGATTTTTTTGATTGGGCTAATGAAGAGTTTAAGACTGAAATGTCTTTAATGAAGGTTAAGGGTAAAGAATATACTGTAAGCGATGAAGATAAATTAAAGAATTTTAAATCTATTGGAGAGCGCCTTGGCTTATCTCCAGAAATGGTAGCAACGGTTTACTTACTAAAGCATATGGATAGCGTTAGAAATTACGTTATTAAGGGCGTTGAATCTTCTAATGAGCCGATTGAAGGTCGGTTGCAAGATATAAGAAATTACTGTTTATTGCTTGGGGCTTTAATTAAAGAGCGTAAGAAATTAGAAGAAAATTTTGATGGAAATATTTTAAGATAATGAATAAAAGTAAAAGAACAAAGTTAAAAGGTCATCCAGTAAAAAAAATGATTACTCTTAAAATGATGATTGCAAGGTCCGTTTATAATAATAGAGTTAAAAAGTCTAGACTAAACAGAAGAGGTAAATGATGTGGAATTTACTTAAAGCCTCAATGCATGACCCATTTGTTGGGTTATATGCTTTATACGATAAAAGAGATGAACTTTTGTATATTGGCCACTCAACAGAAGTGCCTAAGAGAGTCCGCCTCCACGATAAAAAACATGAATATGCTAAATATAAAAAGATAAAAAGCTTAACTGAAGCTAGAGCTTTAGAGGAAAAATTAATTAGAAGACTAAAGCCTTGGCTCAATAAAGACTTTACACGAGTAGAGTCAGAGACTAAGCGATTCTCTTGTTTTTTAGATTTAGATGTATGGAGAGCAATAAAGATTAAACACGCATTAAAAGACGTTACTGTATCCGATATAGTAAACGAAGCATTACGAGAACAACTTGAAAGGTGGGTAGAAATTGGTAACAAAGCATAATAGACATTACCAAGTGGTAGAAGTTTATAAAAAAATAATTAGAAAGAGAACTCAACTAGGAAAGGATAGCTTGTCTTTGAGAAAAAGACTATTAGCTATATTGGTGAAACATGGCGAAAACAAAAGCGCATACAGCGTATAAGCTTAAAGATGGTTCGAGGGTTAAAGGGGTTACGACAATCCTTAATAACCTAGGTTGGAATAAGAATGTATTAATTGCTTGGTCTAGGAGAATGGCTTTATCTGGAGAAGATCCAGATGCGGTGTTGAAGGAAGCTGGAGCGATTGGGACACTGACTCATTATCTATGTGAGTGTGATATAAAAGGCGAGGAAGCAGACACCGAAGATTATTCGGCAGAGCAGATAGAAAAAGCAGAGAATGCTTTTCTAGGCTACCTGGAATGGAAGAAGATTACTAAGCCCAAGTATGAAGCTATCGAATTAAAGATGGTGTCTGAAAAATATAAAGTAGGCGGAACTACCGACTTCATTGCAAATATAAATGGGTCTTTAGTTCTTGGTGATTTTAAAACTAGCAAAGGTTTGTACCCAGAGATGACTGCTCAATTAGCAGCTTATCGTAAGATGTATCTGGAGATAAATCCAAAGGTAAAGATTGAGTCGGCTATGGTCTTGAGGCTTGATAAGAATAATGGTGCTTTTAGCCATCACTTTATTGGAAAGCCACAGTTAGACTGGGGTTGGAAAGTATTTAAGTGTTGCCTGGAATTAGAAGAATTGCATAAGGAAGTATAATGTGGATAATACCCAAGAACTTACCCATCTATCGCTATGCACAGGATACGAAGGCATTGGGAGTGGACTCAGAAGAGTTTTCCCAAATGTCAGAGAACTCGCTTATGTGGAGATCGAAGCCTTCGCTATCGCAAACTTGGTTGCGAAGATGGAAGAGGGTTTCTTACATCCAGCGCCTATCTACACAAACCTTAAAACCTTCCCATACAAAGAGTTTTGTGGAAAAGTGGACTTCCTCTCTGCGGGATTCCCATGTCAACCCTTCTCACAGGCTGGTCGCAGAGCTTCCACAGACGATCCTCGACACCTTTACCCCCACATCGCAAAGGGAATCTCGCAGTGCAGACCAACTTATGTTATTCTCGAAAATGTCCAGGGGATTATCAGTAGCAAAACAGCCGATGGGGAGTCGGTACTCCAGTATGTCCTCGGAGATCTGGAAGAAAGAGGTTATAGAACATCGTGGGGAATATTCTCTGCGGCTGAAGTTGGAGCTACACACCAACGGAAGAGAGTCTTTATCATGGCCGACAGCGAGACTGAGTGATGGTGAGGGCGGTAGAATTGAGACTGTTCTCAATAAGACTGGTTTTAAAAGCAAAAGGAAAGCATCCAATCAATACTTTGGTGCAAAACTGAGGGATGCGGTGGAAACTTATGAGGAAACAAAATGGATAGAGTGCAAAGAATCGTCAACAGACTGCAAGGAGAAATCATGGCCGACACCAGCAGCACACGAAGCGAGATTGGGGTATCAAAGGAGACACGCAGGAGCGAAGGGTACTCAGAAGTCACTAACGACAGTAGTAATCGAGGATGGCCTGCAAGACCGGGACAAGAGCAGTACGAATGGGAAGAGCCAAGAGTCGTGGGCGACACCAACGCACCAAGACTCAAGGATCGGACCAAACAATATAGGGGGGTCGAAGCATCGGAGAGAAAGGGGGAGCGAGGCATTGGCAGATCAAGCGATAAAGCCAAGCCCGAAAGCTACAGGGAAGCTCAATCCGAATTGGGTGGAACAGATGATGGGACTTCCGGTGGGGTGGACTCAGCTTCCAACCGAGTGGATAGATTGAGATTATTAGGGAATGGGGTAGTGCCGCAAGTGGCAGAAAGAGCAATCAGAGTTTTATTAAGGAGACTACACGATGAACATATGTGACCACCATCTATTTGGATTGACAATACTATTTATTATAATGTTGTTGGGGATTATTTCAGTTATAAGGGAAGAAAAATGATGCCGAATAAAGAAGCAAAGCTTAGAAAAAGAAATAAGATTTTAAAGCGCAAGGAAATCGCTGAGTATAAATCAAAGAAACGTAGGGAACGGAAGAATCTTAGGGAAGAAAACAAATAAACTTAAGGTCAAAAGTGCTATTCCAAAATAAAACAAAAAGCCTCAAATATGGGGCGATTTAAGTTGAGAATACCTTAATTAAGTAGGTGGAGGCTACCTTGACCTTAGAATTTAAAAGGAAAAATTTAATGGCGAATGATTACGACTGGCAAAAGACTAGAGATAAAAAAATGAGATGGCCTTATACTGGGGATGTAGAAAATAAGAAATATCTTAAGGATAGGTCTAAGCTTTTTGCAGAGGGTGGGAATGGTTGGTGGCGTTTTGTAGGATACCAAATAAGAAAGAAAGAACAGTGATTGACCTTTTTCAAAGGCATGTCCATAATATAAAAGAAACTGGTAATGGTCAGTTTATAGGATTGTGTCCATTCCATGATGATCGGACTCCAAGTTTTAGTTTTAACGAGGAAGGGGCTTTCTTCTGCCATGCATGTGAAATTAAGGGAAATGCTGTAAATTTTGCAAAGTTGGTCGGAGAAAGTGCTTCTAATTTGCCCAAGGTGGTCGTTTCTAAGCGAAAGGTTAACCTATGGTCGATGCCATTACCCCTTAAAGAGAGTTTTATTATAACTGCGATGGATGCCAATGATCATCTATTATTAAACTATGAAAAATATACAAAAGGCTTATGTTGGCATAAGTCTATCGTTGAAAAATTATGGATAGGCTGGGATGAAGGGTTTACATTTCCTTATATAAATGACTTAGGCCAGATGGTAAATATTAAGTGGCATAAGAGAAAACAGGTTAAAGGCCATGCGAATACTTTTATATATCCTTATTGGCAGATGGTCCATAAATATAAAGGGAATAAGACATTATATATAGTAGAAGGAGAAAAGGATTGTGTCTCTGCGATATGCGGAGGTAAACAAGCAATCTCCTTTAACAATGGAGCGAACACAAATGTTCCAAAAGAATTAGTGGATATTATAAAAAGTAAGTTCAACGATATTGCAGTGATATTTGACCAAGACGATGCTGGTCGAAAAGCTACATTAAAAATAACAGGGATGTTTAATGCGTAAAGCGAATATAGAGCTAAGGGAAGGTGAAGATCTAACAGATTACCTGGTGAGGGGTGGAGAGATAACCGATGAGAGGACTGATGTAAAGGAAAAAATAAATATTATTAACGGCCTGGACATTTGGAATACAAAGTATAAAACAATAGAATGGGCTATACAAGATATGATTCCTATGCGTAAGAAAACGGTAGCGGTCGGAGATTTTGAGGCAGGTAAAAGCTATTTATACTTAGGTGCTGCTTTATCGTTAGCCTCTGGTAAACCTGACTACTTAGGTTTTGAGATTCCAAGGCAACGGAAGGTTTTATATGTTGATCTAGAGAATGGTCAAGATGAAACGCTTAAGCGAATACAAGATTTAACAATTGGTCATAATATAGATAAAGAGAATTGTAAGGATACGCTTAGGTTGGTGACCAAACCAGGTGACTTTTCTGATGTGTTTACGATGATTGTTGGTCAAACGGAAGCTTTTAAGCCAGATGTAATTATTATAGATAATCTTTATCAGCTTTCTGGTGCAAATAATATAGCGGATGCAGATAAGATAAAGCCGTTGTTGGCTAAAGTGGAGAATCTTAGGTCTAGCAGTGAGGCTGCAATTGTACTAATCCATCATTTTAATAAGAATACCCAAGAGCAAGGTATTACGGAAGAGCGCATGGCTGGTTCGAGTACAATCAACTGGTGGTATGAGTATTGTGTGATGCTGTGTAAAACTAATCAACCCTTTAGTATGTATGCGGTAGGTAAGAGTCGCATGGGTGCGAAGAACCCTGGTATTTACGGAATAGAGATTAATGATAAGACAGGCGGTGGGGTGGCGGTGGAGCGTGGTGGCTTGATTTCTAGTGAGCATGTGAAGGGATTAGTGATTCCAGAGCGCAGAAAGACTAAGTGGGAACCTAATCTTAATCGAATGGCTGATGAGTTTACTGCGAATGAATGGCTGAATGTGTGCGGTGATCAAGATGGGGAGTCCGTTACAGATATGACAGCTTACCGATGGTTAAAGGAAATAATTTCTATAGGGATGGTAAAGAAGCTAAGTTATGGTAAATATGTTAAAACAGAGCTTGAATTTTACAAAAATGATAGTTGGGAGTGAGGATGTTAGTTGTGTTAGTTGTGTTAGTCTAGAGAGAGAGACTAACAAGACTAACAAGACTAACATGCCTTCACCCCTAAAATCATACCCTTTTGTAATAAATATAATAACATTTACTCTATAATATAAAAATGAAACTAACATTTAGTAAAAAAGGTACAAGTAGGTGATTTTTTACACTTTCATCTACAAAATGTAAATAATGTAAATAATGAAGTACCCTTACCCTGATAATATAAATATAAAAATACCCTTTGTAAAATAATATAAGCAGCCTATGGATAAAGATATAAAAAACTACAACAACCTTTTCAGTCAAATTATAAAAGAAACTGATCTTAAAGACAAAGACCCTTTAGGCTCTGATATAAAAGAAGTTCTAACTGAGGGCTTTAATAACAATCAATGTCCTCATGGTAGGCCAGAATTAGATAGTTATTGTATTTTAGCTTACCAAGATAGCAATGAGAATCTACTTTGCATGGCTATGTATGATTGGTCAAAGCATATCCAAGTTGATGGTTTACGCTCTTGTTTCTTAACCATGAAGTATGACATGAAACTAGCTGAAGTTAATCGTAGGCGTAAAGGTAACTTTAAAGGTCCTAAGTATGATAAGTCTAATAGGGATTAGTTGTTTTTTTCTTCAAATTTCTTATTAAAATCCTCTTCAGTCCACACTAACCATTCGGAACAAAACTCATCTTTATCATTTATATATACATCGCACAATATAGAAGCTTTTAGATTTTTTTCATTAGAATACCATTGAAAAACAATTAAAGCATCTAAATAACTATCTACATAATGCATTGAGCCATTATCATGGCAATCTTCAAACTTTACACCTTTATATGTGCAATTTTCAAATCTACTAGGTTGATCTTGTGCAAAACTTCCACTGCTTGAATGAATTAATAGGTCTACATCTTTTTCATCTATTTCAATATTCATTTTAATACCCTTTCTTATTAATTATAAAAATACCCTTAGTGAAATAATATAAAATCACCCCACCTCACTTTCTATTCTTTCATTCCACCATTTTGGTATGCAACCATCACAATAAATCTTGTTATCCCAATCTTGACCATATAACAAGGGTAAATCATCATGATTAAACGAACCATCTTTTTTACACTCATCACATTTTAATTTATCTTCCATCACCCCACCTCACTTTCTTTCTTAGAATCGTCAATTAATCCCATAAAGCATTTAGGCACATCATCAATAGCCATCTTATTCTTCTCTAAATCAGATGCAACTTCTAAAACGCATTGGCTTAATTCATAAAGATTATCTATTATTTCATTTTTACTCATCATCAATTCCTTTCAGTTCAATATTATAAACATTAGCTACTTTTTTAAGCAGTATTTCAGTATAATATTTTTTATCTCTGGTCATTTCTAGTGTAAATCCCATAGTAAATAAATACTCAATAGCATCTAGGCACTCTTTTTTTGTTACTTTGTTTATTTTCATTTTCTTACCCTTTGTTGTTGATTATAAAAATACCCTCTGTAGAATAATATAAAACTATTATACTACTTTTTCTTCCAGATTAAGCTTATAATTATAAATGTAATCATCCACATTGTATTTATAAGCACAAACGGATTTAATATGTAATCAATCATTTGTTGTCCTTTGTATAAGCCTCTATTAATTCTTGACATAATTCGCTTGGAACTTTACTCCTATTATAGTTGCCCTTCAATCCTTGCGTTCCTGTTCTACTGCCTCTTGGAGCAGACTCGTGACAAGGTTGGCCATTTTTACACATTTTTCTAGGTGTCCAATTTATGTTTGTCCAAATATCGGTGGGTTTCATCCTGGAGTCTCCGTATTGACAATAAGTAACGGTATGCAATAGATTGTTATCTAATAAATCTAACTTCCTAAGTTTCCCCCTAGGATTTTCGTAAATATAAGCAAGATTTTTATTTAGCTCTTTAAATTGACTAATAACCTCTATCGTTTTTTCAATTATCTTTATTCCAAGCGATGCTTGGCTGGTCTTTGGAGTATTATCTAAGTTCCAATGCTTACCTATAGATGCTACCGAGAAATAAGTACAAGGTGGCGAAGCCCATATGATATCTGGTACGCCAAAATTGTCTAATACTTGGTCAATATTAAAGTTTAGAATATCTGAAACAAAATTAATTCCATCAAAAGCATTAATATCTGTTGTTAAGGTATTATATCCATATGTTTTAGCAACTTTACTAAAGCTACAAGAACCAGCAAAAAGCTCTAAAGATTTATGCATTTTTTACCTCTTTTTCTTTTTCTTCTTTTGATTCATTACCAAACTTTTTAATCGCCATTTCCTTTAATGCAACTTTGAAAATATCATTAGCTATCCCATCTAAACCCATCACTTCAACATGATCATCAAACCAATCCGATTTTTTTTGTTCTTTTTTCATTTTAATACCCTTTCGTTATTATTATTAGCTTTTAACCTTACCAATGACTACCCTGTCAAACCAATTATTAGAGGCTTTATACTTCTTGCCACTTTCAAGCTCTATAACGTGTACAGGAAATTTAGGCGACCTATAACTATACCCTTCTAAACTCACTTTTTTGCCTTGTAAAACATAAATAGAATTAATATCAAACCCATTTATATCACTCTTGGATAAATCTAGTAGGTTGT